TCGAAGGCACCCAGTTCACCCGTCCAGATTTCACCTGGCTGGGCGTAGACGTGAGGCGCACGCCAGCCCTGAGTGTTCGAGCCGGAGATGGACTCGCCCTGAATGTCTGCAACAATGTCGGGGTGAACGTAACCGACGTACATACCACCGAAGGTAGGAACGTTCTGCGAGCGCAGACGAGCGCGAGCAGTACGAATGTCCACCGACGAGATGGTGTTACCGGCAGCGGTGGCCGAAGTGTAAGCCGACAGAGCCGAACGCGAGGTAACGGCAGACTGGGAAACAGTGGCGCCAAGACCCGAAGCGTACATAACGTTGGTGCCGGAGTCCAGAGCCGAACGCGCAATCGTGTCCAGTGAGACACCAGCGTTGTAACCAACCACGTTGGCGACAACAGGGTCAATGTCCACGAACGAGGTACCACGCAGCTTGGCGGTGGTGAGTACGGCGTTACCGTATTCGGCCAAGGTCAGCGTGACCTGCGAGTCGGAGAGGGCAACCGTCGCAACGTCGCTCTGCTCAGAGAGGGCTGATGAAGCAATGGGAAGGTCGTTGACGATGGTGAACGTAACAGACGAACCAGGCATTGACTGCGCGGTAGGCTGAACGTCAGCAGCGGCGTCGAAGTAAAGCTCAGGACGAAGGGCGAAGTATGCCAGTCGGTCATATGCCTGCTTCGAGAAATCAAGCGTGGACTGACCCGTGTAAGAGTCGGTACCCGCTACGTTGCCAAATTCATTGGCCATGGTGGGGTTTTCCTTTCAGGGAAGTTGAAAGGCTTAGTACATCCCCGGTGCAGAGACTCCGACCTTGCGGCCAGTGTCGCTAGATACGATTCGCATGACCTCTTCGACGCTACCCGCGTTGGCTAGAGCGGCGAGATACTCCTGCTGGGGATCTGGTGTAGCACCAACTGTCCCAATAGTTGCACCCTGCGCTCGACGCAATGCTTCGAGTTCAAAGTCATTCGACGGTGTTGCCTGCTGAGGCGCGGCTTCCAAAATACCGTACTCACGGGCCTTTTCGCGGATTGCGTCTAGGTCTGCTTCGCCACGGTACGCATCACGGAAAAGATTTCCAAGAGGCGAATCGGGAATACCTGCTTTAGCCAGCAATACTTCACGCTTCTGATTCTCAAGTTCCTGGCGCATCTGCTCCAGTTCCTTGCGAGCCTTTTCTGCTTCACGCAGCTGCTTCCGAATGTTCGGGTCTAACGGCTGGTTCTGCGGCTCTTCGTCAAATTCGTCGTCGTATGCCATGCAATCGCTCCTTACGGGTACGCACTTTGCCAGAGGGTAACAAAGCGGAAAATCAGTTGATGCACGCTGGTACGCGATAAAGGTTGTGCAACCCTTTACCGGGTTAGGGGACCAGCGCACCTGCGGCCAAACAGGGCCAATCACCTACCTAGATTGTACATTACATAACGTAATTTGTTACGCTAGGTGCGAGCAGATCCAAGACCAGTGACGCCCTTAGCGTTCTCAACGTAGCCACCGCCCTTCTCAAAGGGGGCAACCTTGGCTTGCTCAGCACGGGCAACCTGCGTCTGCGCGGCCACTTGGCTGATACCACCGAAGCCTGCCAGTTGAGAAGCGATAAGGGTATTGGTGTTGACGGTCGGCTGGTTGGCGCCGGGCAGGGATTTGGTCAGAGCCACGTCACGGCTCGCTCCTAGGACGCCTTGCTCAATCTGGGACACTCCATACCCCAAAGCCTGATTGCCGGACGTAGCGGCCAATTTAGCCATGTCTGCGAGCTGTTCAGAGCCACCCAGAGACAGGCCGCTCAGACCGACGCGAGTGGCGTAGTCCTGAATTTCGGCGGTAGCAACCTGACGTTGCATCTGGGGCAGACCTTCCTTGGTCTTGCTACCTGGCAGTTCGCCGGTAATGACGTACTTCATCAGGTCGCTCTCGTTGATGCCAAACTCCTTCTGGAGCAGAGCCTTGGTGTTGGGGTCGGCGTTCTGGACTGTGGTGTAAATGTCCTGAATACGCTGCTGGTACTCGACGCGAGAAACGTTGCCGTTCAGCAGTTCACCGATTTGTGCTTTGGTTGGCATGGGTGCGCCGTACTGAGTGGCCGAGTCTTGGATGCCCTGAACGTAGGTCTGGTACTGATCCTCGGTCATGTGAACATTGTTCTTTGACAAGTTGTAAGTTCCCAGTCCGGGGAAGGCGGCGTTGTAAATCTGACTAATTTTCTCGTCGGCGGCTTTGCCCAAGTTGCTAGGTGCTTGGCCACGAATGGCAGCCAAGATGCCGTCATACTTGACAAGGTGGTCGCCCTGCTTGCTGACCATCTGCCAAACGTAATCGCCCAGTTGCCCCAAACCCCAGCGGTCAAGGTAGTTCATCACCGTGTTGTAGGCGCCCTGCTCTTGGTTGACCGTGGCGGTGGATACGGAGAGCTGGTACTGCTCTTGGTTCAGCCTGAGGTTGGCAAGGTTTGCTGCGGCGTTGGCGGCAGCGGTGTTGGCATTGGCAACGTCTGTCTGGATGAAGTTTAGAACCGCTGGGCTGTTGACGAGTGCGGTGCTGGGTGCAACGTAGCCGGAGAGCGTGTAGTTATTGCTCTGCAACTGGAGCGTTACCGCCGCCAGAATCTTTGTCGCGTCTTTGGTCGAGGGGTTGAAACCAGGCTCAATAGCCCAGCCGATAAGACTGTTGTACTGTGCCTCGGTAATCTTGCCCTGTTCCTTGGCCTGACCGATGGCGTCGTACAATTCCTTACCATTACTAGGCGCGTAAGGAGCGCCGTTTTTGGCACCGGGGTTGTAGGAAAGCGTCAGGTTCTTTGGCAGGCCAAACTGCTTGATGAGGTTTTCCGGGATAGGCGTGGAGCTGATTGGGTTCAGGCCGGTGGTCGTGCTGGTGGTGGTAGCGGCAGTCGTTGACCGAGCGCCGACTAGCCACTTGCCCGTGGTTGCGTCCTTATAGGCAAAGTATTCCGACTGATCCGCCTTAGGGATTGTCGGTTCTGAATCAAACGTCTGACTCGGGTTGTTTGGGTTGAATACTGGGGCTGCCATTATTGCTCCTTCGGCGGGTTGCTAAATCCCTTTTGCAACGCTTGAATAATCTGTTGTGCCTTGCCCATCGCTTCTGGCGTTTTGTCATAGCCGAAAGAAGGGTCGGTCATAATGTGTTGCTTCCAGTCCTCAAGCGACATAGGTGCTGGGCGTCCGGTGGTCGGGTCGGTGCCACCAGTCAAGGCGGCGATGGCCGAGGGGTCGGTCTGAAAGTTAGGCTCGTATGCCTCGCCCAGCTTCTGCTTCGCTACCTGGCGGTACGGATCAAGCAAGTACGCGGTGGGGATGCCAGCGTCAATCTGCTTTGCCAGCGTTGGGTACAGACCCTTTGCCGTGGTCTTGACGTATTCCTCAAACGCGCTCGCCTTCTCTGGCGTCACGCCGTCTTTGGCGATGCCATCGAGCGTGGAGTCGCTCATGGGAACGTGATACATCTCGGCCATTTGGCGTAGGTCGCCTACGGACATTTGCTTTTCCTGTGGTGCTTCGTCTGCCATTATTCCTACTTTGTCGGTGCCTTAGCAAGTACTGCGGTCAAAAGGTATGCGATGTTTGCGTTCGCTGGGTCCTGCGCGTAGGCGTCCATCGTGTTTTGGAGTTCCTGCTCAACCGACCACTGTTCCTTAGCGGATACGCCTGGTTGGTCAATCTGTTCCATGTAGTTGTTGTACTGCTCAAACGCCTTGGAAAGAACAGCGATGTTTCCCTTAGTCCACAGTCCCGCGTTGGTGACTTGCGCCTGCGCTTCGGGGTCGGCCAAGAACGCCTTGAGTTGCTCAACGGCCTTGACTTCCTTTGGCTTAGACGAGGTGCCGAATGGGGAGCCGTACTGTAACCACGTTGGGTTGTTCGTGTTACCCCACGACTGCGCCGCTGCCTTGAGAGCCTGCGTGCCTGCGTAGGGAATGTAGTTACGCGGGTCGCTTTCGCCGTAGTAGGTGCCGCCGTACTGAGCGTAATACTGGGGAACCAGCTGACCGTAGTAGAACTGGTCGCCAGCGTTTGCCAAGAAGGTGTTGATGAAGTCCTGTGGCGTGTCTCGGCTACGGAGTCCCATGCTCACAAGGTTCTGGTAGATACCCGGCAGGTACGTTCCGCTACGAGGGATACCGTAGGCAAACAAGTTGGGGTAGCCGGTGTCTGGCTCAAGCAACTTGGGAACCGCGTTGATCCACTTGTAGGTGACGTTGGTTTCGGGGTACGAGCCAAACGGGTTCTGCGATGACGAGATGGTGTCTACCCATTCCTGCGGGTACTGCTGGGCAAACAGGTACTGCGCTTCCGAGAAGGGAATTTGCTCGCCATTAGGCATCTTGAGGCTGGCGAATTGGTTGAACTTGTCGTTACTGAAGTTTGCCTTGAGTACCGGCGCGATGGGCGAGAAGAACGAGGGAAGCAGTCGAGCAACCGACAAGGCCAACGAAGCAACGTAGGCACGCTCGATGAACTGCTGTTCGTTTGTTCCTTCGTTGAACCAAGCACTTGCCTGCTCCAGCGCGTAGTTCTGCGCGTTCACGTTGTCCGTGTTTGACGGAGTTTTGATGTTGTTCATCGCAAAGTATTCGTCAATGTAGGTGGTGAGCATATTCTGCAACGCTTCGTGCATCGCAGTCACCTGAGTCTGAGCAACGTTGCCGAGGTCAAACTGCTTGTGGTTGAAGGCATAACCAGCAGTGTCCACCGCGTAGAACGCCGTGTCGCGCCAGAAGCTTGACGGCAGAAGGTCAGAAAGGATGCCTGTCTTAGCACCGACCGGACCAAGGATTGCGGCCAATACGTTTGCGTGTGCCTGAGCATCAATGATGTGGTTGTCGGCAAGACCGTTCATAACCATCTTGGTAAGGACGCTGACGTAGGGGCTAGCGTCAGGGCGCAACAGGTTCTCAATCATTTTGACGCCAGTGTCCGAGCCGAGCGGATCAATGGTCTGAATTGCCGATGGGTCGCCCAGCATCGTGAAGCCAAGGTTGGTAAAGAAGTTGCCCAGCAGGTTGTTACCGCTTGCCAAGGCATTGACCGCAAAGTGCGTCACTTCAGAGCCACCGGGCATACCGAGGTACGACTGGTTGTTCTGCGTAATCTTGTGGAACACCTGAGTCATTCGCATACAGATACGCAGGTAGCGAACGAAGGCGGCTGGGTCATCGTCAAGCAAACGGAACGCACGACGGTACGCCTGGTTCTTGGCAAACCAGAATGGGGACAGGATACGAGTGGCCTGCTCAAACTGGAAGCGGTCGGCAGGGTTGTGGACGTACCGGACCATTCGAGTAAAGGCATTGTTGAGAGCCTGCACCGAAGCCTGTTCTTCAGTCATCAGGTTGTCTGCGATACGCTCGCGCAGTTGCTCCATTGAGGCGTGGTACTCCCAGAGGAATACCGGCTCACGGCTCATCCAGCTGACAATGTTGCCGAAGGCGCGGTCAATGATTGCTTCGTTGGTAATCTTTGGCAACATGGCAAGAACCTTCAGGTACTTCTTGATGCCATCAGTTTCCCACGACGAGCGAGCGTCAGAGGCCGCGATGAGGTGCATTGGGTACAGACCCTTTGCCTTGGTGTAGTCCTTTGCCAAGTCCGGCTCTGCCTTGATGTTGCCACTAACCGCTTGGTCAATAAGGTCTTGGTGGAAGATGGCTTCGGTTCCCTCGTCCATCGTGGAGCGCAGACCCGACAGCGAGTGCCAGACGTTGTAGACCTGGGTGGTGGCGAAGTCGCGCAACGGATCGCCAGAACTGTTCTCTGCCAGCAACTTGCCGTAAGCACCAAAGCCCTGCAGTTGGTCCTCTGGGATTTGCAACAGGCGGTTGACCTGCTTGTCTACGAGGTTATCAAAAGCGCTACGACGACCCAGACCGCTGTAGGTGTACTTGCCGTCTGCGGCCACCATTGCCTCAATGTCCTTTGCGATTGGCAGGTACAAGTCTTTCTCGCCGTGGATGAGTTGCAACTGGTTGAATAGCGCCGAGGCGATGTGCTTCTTGTCTGCCTTCGTGTATCCGTCACCGACAAATCGGGTGCCACTTACGACCTTGCCACCTTCTTCGTCCGTACCGTATGCCATCTGCGACATAGCGGCGGCTTCCTTGGTGGTGCCGTAAATCTGGTTGATGCCGTGCGTAATGTCTGCGATGTGGCCACCACAAAGGCTGAGTGCCGTTGCGTAGTCAGACAGCATCCGCTCAAAGCGTTCTGGATTCATGGCCTGCAAGATGCCACGCTCGATGCCGGTAAGCGAACCCATGTAAAGCGACTTTGCCCAACTGCCACCATCCATCAAAATGTTGGCGATGCGCATAGTTTCTTTGGAAAGGAGTTCAGATTCCTTTATAACTGGCGGCGTGTCTGGCAACAAAGCCTTGGCAAACGGGTTTGGCACTTCGGCCAGAGGCATATATTTTTCTTCGTGCTTGGCAATAGACGCAGCCAAGCGTGACTCAAAGTAGTCAACCGGCCCGATGCGCGAGATGTTCAGCAACGCTTCCGATGCCGACACGCGAATCAAGTAGGCACCCGTTGAGAGCATTTCGGGAATGAACATATTGCTCAATGCCCAGTTGAAGGCGTCGGCAGTCTTGTTGTGCCAGCGAAGGTAGTTGATCTGAGTGGCGCGGAAACGGCTCATCTTCTCAACGAGCAACTTTTGCGCTTCTGAGTTTGCCTTCTTTGAGTCGGCCAACTTGACCGTCTTAGCCAGTTGCTGGAAGTCCTTGATGGGAACAGCGGGCGTACTGATTTTCTTGTAGATACGCGCTTCCATGTCCATCAGCGCCTGGAGTGTTCCTTTGGCGCGAGACAGGTCTGCCTCTGGGATAAAGGTCATGGCAGACAACTGCGCTCGCAAACGACTAGCTTCGGGCGCGTTGATTTTGGTGGCGTTGTCGGCGGCTTCCTTCAGAGCGTTGTATGCGTCGGCCTGCTCAACCATATCCTTGTACGATTTGGCGGCGGTGTAAGCGGAGCGAGATACGCTCTTGGCGTACTGAACAAACTTCTGCGGTTCGCTCAGTTCAGGGTTGTTCATAGCACGGTCGGCGGCACGAACGACCTTCTCAAAGCCGTCACGGTAGCCCTGCGCCAGTCCGATAAGACCCTTCTTCAGGTATGAGTTAGTGCGCTTCTCAACAATGTCGGCCATTGTCTTTCGGGCGTCTTGCACCACAGCGTTCTGAATGTCGGCAATGCGAGCCATCGCCTGTTCTTCCATGTTGCGTGCTTCGCTGGCCTTGAACAACAGCGTGTTGTCGGTTGTGGCCGCTGCCTTGGCGTAGCGAGAAAGCATACCGGCAATCTGGCGAGGGTCAATAAAGTGCCCGGCGCGGATGTGCTGGAAGGCGTTACCGTACAGACCAATGCTGGCAGGGTCCTCGGGGTCAACGAACGTAGACATAGCCAAACCGTCTGGCCCAGCGTTGTAGACACGGGCATCCTTGAACGCGCCACCACCACGGAAACCGTAGAGGTTCTCAAAGTCTTGGCGGATCATTGGCTCAAAGTAGTCCTTGAGTGCGTAGTAGTTCTCGCCCACCATGCGACCCAACTGACCGCTAACGGTGAGGGTACTGAGGTGAACCAAGGCATTACCAAACTCGACGTTGCTCTTAGCGGTTCGCAGAACGTCGCCAAGTGCCTGAATAATGCGCTCGTTGAACTGGCCGGTCTGCAAGAACATACGCTGGATAAGCGGGATAGCGTCCTTGTCGCCCAGCTTGAAGGCGTAATTGGCAATCTTGGGAATTTCACCCTTTGCCTCGGCTTCGTCAATTTTCCAAATGGACTCGGTGGCCAATGCTCGCAGGCGCTGGTTCAGGCTGCCACGGGCAAGACGTCGAACATCGTTTGTGCCAGCGGTGTCAATGTTGAGAAGGTCAATCTCGTCGAGGCCAGCCTTAGCCAGTTCCTCGTTCATAATGTCAACCGCTTTCATCAAGTCGGTGTTCAGTACGGTGCGACCAAAGACGTTCAGCCCTGCGTCAACAATGCGAGTTATGCCCTTGCCAATGGCGCGAGTGCCAACGCGGAATACGCGAGTGGTGGGCAATACGTATCCGGTCAAAGCACCGCCGTCAGCAATATCGGCGTGGATGCCTACAACTTCGTCCCACGTCTTAGCGTTGGCCAAGGCGTGTAGCACGCTGTCGGTGTACATACCATTGAACATCTTTTTGATATCGTCATAGCCGTGGTCAACCATGTACTGAAAGGCTCGGCGGTTGCGGGCTGTGGAACCAGCCTTCTCAAATACGTCTGCGCCGGTTTCTACACCAAGACCAGGCCACCACTTGCCAAGTACGCCACCAACACCGTGAGCAGAGTTGGCTGCGTCAAGGTAGTGCGATGCCGCGCCGATTGGATCGCTTGACATAAAGGTCCCCATGTCGACGGCACCAGACACAAGTGTGTAGCCCAAACTACCCTGTTCAAGTCCAAGGCTGTCTGCAAGGTATCCACCGGGACTCATGTGAATCGGCATACCACGCGAGTCAACCGGAACGCCGTTAGCGGATGCCTTCCACAGCGCGGCGGTGTAGGGGTTCTGCATCGCCTGCTGTTGCATCATGGCGTATGACCATATGAAGCGTGGATTATTGACCGCGCCTAGGTATGCTTTAGCACCTTTAGCGAATGGTCCGATAGTCCAGCGAGCAACCGGCTGGAAGAAGTCACGGGCGGCCTTGAACGCTTGACCGTTGCGAGTAAGCTTGTCCGTCTTGCCGAGTTGTTCAGTTGGAGTTTCCTCGCCCTTTGTAACTGCTTCCTCAAGGTTTGCGGCGGCGGTGTCCTCTGGAACGGTGTCTGGGTTGAACTTGCGAGCAACGCGAGAAGCGGTTGCAATAAAACGCGAAAAATCGGTAGAACTTGCTTTCCCTGTTTTTTGCGCCTTTAGTGCAAGATTGGCAAGCGTTTCCAAATCGCTTGTTTCTCCACCGCCAGCGACAACCTCGTTACCGGCAAGTGCCGTAAGGATTGCGGGCATCAAATATACCAGCGTGTAGCCAAGACCCTTTTGGTTGGCCATTGACTCGGTGTAGGCAAGAGCTTGCTTACCAATATCCCACGTTTTAGGAATGTTGATTGCGTTCAGAAATGTTTGCTGTGCATCGCCTAAGTTGGCTGAGAATTGACCAATGCCGTTTTCACCAACGAAACCACCCGTGCCGAGTTCGGCGGCAGTCCACACCGTTCGGTTGGCAAAGTTGAGTGCGCCCTTAGCAACTGCTTCGGTACCGGCAAGCGATGCCTGACCTTCCCAGCTTCGCTGACTTTCTGGCGTGTCGGCAGCCATTACAGGGTTGTACTGAGCGATGTTGTTCAGGGTGTTGGTGAAGAAATTACCAATGTCGCCAAGGATGCCACGACCGCCTTGTTGCGGTTTGGGCTGATCCGTTGCCGCGTTCGCAAAGGTGTGCGCAATGTTGGTGGCGTCACTCCAGTATTGGTTAGCGTCACGGTTGCTGGTGGCGTGGCCGAGAACTGCGTCCCTGACGCCGGAAAGCGTATCTGCCTGCTTGGTCATCAAACCGAGCGTGGTGCCATCAACGCCAGGTGTGCTGGCAATGGCGTGAACCGTGGCTGGCTCTTGTGCCAGTCGAGGGTTAGCGACTATTGCGGCCCTAGCGTTCTGCTCATACGGAGTTGCTTGCGGTGGCATTACCGAGTCAAGTGGCGAATTTTTTGGCTCCATCAAACACCCATCATGCTTGCCATTGAAGCAAGGCTCTGCAACGTTTCTGATCCGCTAACTCGGGCGGCGTTGGTCAGGTGCATAGTGGCAGTCTCCGGTTCAGGACCCATGCTGTTTGGCCCAGGCCCGAAGGGAAGTCCAGCGGTGACGGGTTCGTTGGGGCGGTTCGTTGGCTCAAGGTGTGGCAACTGTCCGGGGCGGGGAAGTGGCATAGCCGTTACTGGTGCCGATGGTGCTGGTGCAGGTGCGGCGGCAACGGGTGAGGCCGCCATAGGGATTGCTTGCTGTGCTTCACGCTGTTGCGTAGCCATGCCGTACTCCTGATTGGGAACCGTAGAAATAGGTTGGTTTAGATCGGTGCGGTTGCTGTATGCCGTACCTTGCGTGCCCTGACGTGCGCCGCCCCTACCCTTGCGTGGCATCTAGTTATACTCCTGCTGGTGCTGGTGCTGGTGCCATTGCTACCGCTGGTGCCATACCACCCTGCGGTGCGCCTCCACCTGCGTGTAGTTGTTCAAGCAAGTCCTGAAGTCCTGGCTTGCCTTGTTGTGGCGGTGCCGTCTGAATGGGGTTATCTGGGCTGGCACCAAGACCGGGCTGTTGCTCAGCGGTCGGACCCTGTTGGGCTTGCATCGCTTGTGCCTGCGCCTGCTGCTTCTCTTGTTCTTCTTTGTGAATTTGAGCAACGGCATCCTCGAGGCTGGTGTGACGCTGTGACTTGGCTTGGGCGATGCGAGCGATGATGCTGGGGTCTAGTTGACCCTGAGCAGCCTGCTGCTCAAGACCTGTAAGCAACGCTTTACGCAGACCTTCAATTTCCACAAGGTCAGCCTCACGAGCTGGGTCTTTGATAGCCGGGTCCATGGTACGGGCCGTTTCATTGGACATGATGCCCATTCCCACACGCTGACCAATAGAAACCACCATAGAGTTGATATCGCTACCCGGCATTGGGTAGACAACCTTAGACATATCCGTTTCAAAGGTTTCGTTCGGAACATAATCAGGGCGCGTGACCTTTCCATCGGAGCCAAAGAAGAACATACTGGGCTTGTTGCCGTAGTACGCCTTCATCATCTTGACGGCGCGGCTGTTCTCCAACTCCATCGAGTTCGCCAGGATCTCCTGGTACTCCTGAAGTGGCATGTCAATGGCCGAGCCAAGAACGGTGGCACCACGGCGAGCGGTGCGGATGTTGGAACCGGACTCACCGTTGAGTTCCTGAGGAATGTTACCCGTCATACGCTGGGCACGCTCTAGGTTGCTAATCGCAATCTGTGCGTCCTGCGTCTGCTGGGGGTGGATAATCTGAATCTGTCCCTTGTCGATGACGCCTCGGATACCCATCTTGCCATCGGCCTCTTGGATAACACGGGGGCTAGTCGGTGAGTTCGCAGGGGAAACGACCCACTCGTCGGGGAATACGTTGCGGAATACGGCAATGGTGTTGAGCGCGTCCAGCTTGGCTTCGCGCTGGTACATACCGAGCATCTGGTCAAATTGCCCCTGCAAGCGGTCAAGGGTGATGCGACCGGCGATAACGACAGGGCAAACCTCGGCGCGGTTAGGGATGCGCTCCAAAATGATGTTGGAAGCGGAACCCTTGCCAATCTCCTGACCGTATGGGTTCTGAGCTGGACGTTCTGCACCAACGGCAACCATGACGGTTTCGTTGGCGTCCATGTACTCAAGAATCTGGAACAGGTCGGACTTGCCTTTGTCGCCACGGTACAGTACCGACATTTGTTGAGGGTAGTTCTCTTGCAACCAGCCAAGGGGTCGGCGGTCGGCAAAGATGCAGTCGGTCGGCTCCATGTTGTCGGGGTCAATCATGGGCGACGGGTAGGTGGCCAACGGGTTGCGAACACGCCAGAACGGAATCTGTCGGCGGTCGCTGGGGTCAAGAGCCACGGGCGAAATCGAGATGGCCGACATACCGTAGGCAGTCAGGTGGCGAGCGCGACGGCGCACCTTGGTGGTCATCTTGTTCATGTCCCACCAGCCAAGGTTGGCCATACGGCGATCGTGCGCCTTGTTCTCGGACGCTTGAATACCGTTGCGCAGGGCAGGATACTGAATGTCTGGCAAGACCGACGCCACGCGCATTGAGAACTGGTCAATACCCTGAGCGATAAGGTTAGGGATGGCGGGACGCTCTGCCTCGTCTAGCTCCGGCAGGGGAACGATAACGTCACCGTTGTAGTGGTCACGCACCTCGGTCATCCGCTTGAAGATACCCGACCGGCTCATACGCCGCTCTTGGTACATTGAGACTATTTGACCAGCAGCCTTATCGTTATCCGGGGCCAATGCCATGTATTACCTCAAGTTCGATAGTTGCGTGCTGCGAACCCACTTGGGACGCCATGCTTGTACTTGGCGTGTTTTAGGCTGGTACAGGTTGGGAATGTTCCACTCGAAGAACCACTCAGCCATTACGCAGTCATCTGTACGCCCGTGAGGGTATTTGGTTACTTCGTCAATGAGATGCATTGACCGAGTTTTGCCCTCACCCTTACCCATCAATCTTACACGACCAAAACGCCAATGTTGAGAAATCGTCGTAACACCGTAGTTTGCGTCACTCTTGTTGGTGTTGGTGTTGTGCGGAATTATCTCAACGCCATTGAGCTGTCGCCAGCGTTTGAAGTGATCGTACTGGAGCATGAATCGTTGGGCGGCATTTTGCTCGATGACCCAAACTTGTATCGGGAAACCGAGACTGGACGACAGCCGTTGCCATTCTTCCATGACCCCGGTGAATTCAGCAAGATTGTAGTTATATTCCAGGAATTCGGGTGCTTCCATCTTTTTACGAATAAGGTCAAGGAGAAATCGTTGTTGGCTATCAGGGTGATATAGCCAACATTGAATGGACCAATAGTTAGTTGGCGACGGGTCAGCCGTGGCAACGACCATGCAGTCGGCGGGGTTGATTCCTGCCGGTATCTCCCATCGGTCGCGTTCCTTATCAATGCAGCCTGGCGAAGTTCCGTGTCCAAAAACCCATTCGTTTCGTACCAGAGTTTCATCTAGGGCAATATCTTCTTGCTGATAGACGACCGCAAAGCGTTCGCCACGGTTTGACATAAGATTCGATACTTCGCGCCACGGGAGCCTACGGGGGTCCAGAAGGCAACCCTTAGGGTAAGCGTCAGAGCCTCGCTTATGGAATTCTGGGGCGCATCGGTCCTCGTAGTGGGCACGGTACAACAAGTGTTTGTACTTCTTGTCGTGTCGTAGATTGGCGATTTCATCATCGGTAAGTTTGTCAAGTATTTCATCTTCTTCAATAGGCTGGGTCATGTCCAGCGCGAAACGGTACAGATCGTCGGGAGCAAGCCTCTGACCAATTAGGGCAAGCATCCCAGCAGGTTCCAGACGAGTCTCGGCAACGTCTTGGTACCAGTCCTCCATAGCCTCGCGTTGCTCTGCCGAGCGCACCTTACGAGGGTCTACAAGGTCGTCCCAAAAACAGCCGTCAAAACGACCACCGATAAAACCCGAGTCCATACCGTAAGCACTGAGCGTTGGTTCCTTTTCTGAGATAGCACCGTTTTCTTCGGGCTGCATAACGATAAACGCTTCATTGGTCCATAGTTCTTTGTCTAATGGTTTGAACCGGCCAAAGTCAATGGCCAGAGTGGATTCGGCGTCGACGGCTTGGCCACGGGCTTTGAGGTTATCGTCAGCCTGTTCGGGAATGGTACGCTCAAGCGAACGACGCACACGCATCAGGTTCCGCTTGGCGAGGCTCATGGTCGCAGAACCAGTCAGCAGACGCACCGAGCGGTTACGGCAGATAATCCAGCAGGTCAAGTCGTGGAGCAAGGTGGTCTTACCGGAACCAGGTGGCATGTTCATCACCACATATTCCTTCTGGTCAGACTCTAGGAGCTTGACCAGTTCAGTACCGGCTTCTTCCTGCCACGGCGTAGCGATGCGCCCAAAGTACCGACGCCGGAAGTACCCGAAATCCTCTAGGGCTAACTGGGCTTCTTCACATAGCCGATCATAGGCTTTTGGCCCGTCAAGTTTGGCTTCTGCCTTTAGTTCTCGGTAGTTAGACGCCGACGAGTCAATACCCTCATCCGCGCGTAGATTCTGAGCGGCCTTCTCCACACGGTATGCGGTGGCCTCTGAGAACTTCGCTTTGCGGGCGCTTTCGGCAATGGAGAATCCCGCCGCCCGTGCTTCAAAGTATTTCTTTCGCTGTACCGGAGTTACGGCCATTTACGAATTCAGAGCAGTAGTGAGCAATCCAGCTAGACGGTATAAAGGCGTGTTCCCGTGAATTGTAAAAACACCGCCATTGCCGTCGCTGTAATCGCTCACAGCAACGACAAGGCAGTAGTCCTCTACAACTGGCATCTTCCATTCTTCCTCATCTAAGAGTTCAGCGTTGATGCTCGTTAGAAACTTGGGGAGGTTCTGGTCGAGCCACTCTTTGAGTGATTCGCCAATCCAGTCCCCTTGGCGTGCCATTAGGCGGCTGGGGTCGCTGGTGCGGGAGTGGCCTCTGGAGCGGCGGGTTGATTGGCCTGCTGTGCGGCAATGCCTGCGATGAAGTGATCCGCGGCGAGCAGGTTTTCCTTGAGGTTGTGGTGCTTCACAAAGTCAAGAGCTTCAATGGCGCCAGCGATAATGGCAGGAACGCCAACGGCAATGCCCTGAACGGCAGGGTTCAGGTGGAAGCCAGGGTGCAGCAGAGCAAGGATAGAAGTGGCCCCTGACAGCAGAGCCGTAACGTGAGTGCTAATTGTTTTGGTCATGCTCTCATTATAACGCAGAAACCCCCACCGTTACGGTGAGGGTTCCTACGGAAAGTAGCCTGAGTGCTATGCGGGATTGTCCCGCTCCATTATCGTATCACAAATCACACCATTGCGGGGGACCTAAAAAATTTGTGAAGCACCGGGGTGCATATATGCAAATGCCCCTTGGCCAAAACCAAGGGGCACCGCAGCAACACAATCGTCAACTGGATTTTCCAGCTACCTCTATGTTAGCAGAGAAGGGGGGCTAGTGTGCCGCCGAATCTCATACAATTTGAATCAGTAGGCGTCCGGGGCCGGAGGGTTGTCGCTAATGGGCTTGCTCTCAAATTTCGCCGCGAGCGCCGCGCAACCGGGGCAGTTACACATCTTGTCGCAGCCGCAGGTGATACACATTATTTCTTCCTCGCTTTTCCGGCCTGGGACAGAGCAATGGCAACTGCCTGCTTCTGGGGCTTGCCCGCCTTCATCTCGGTCTTGATGTTGGCCGAGATTGTCTTGGGAGATCTTCCGCGTTTTAGGGGCACATACGAGTGTACCAATAAGCATGGAAAAAGTTACGCCAAAAGGTGTTGCGTCGCGGCGCCGATGGTGTATCATGGGTGTATCGCCATTGGCAGCGGTCGTGGGTGGGAGTCCCCGCGGAGTGTGAGTCTGGAAGCAGATACTCGCCGTAGTTACCCGGTTAGAGCGGGATTCGGTTGGCGCACCCTGAATACAGTTTCATTCGGGGAAACGTCGAGGCTATGCATTTGGCCACAGACTGTCCTTGCGCCGCGCGGTTCTGGTATTGCGGCTTCTTTGAAGTGAGGGAAATGCGGGACAAGTTATTTCTAAACGCTTTTAGCCCTTGCTTAGAATGTGCGATGAGGACAGACGGTTAGCAAGGACTATGAGCTGGTGCGATGACTCCCAGCCAAGAAGCCCGGTGACAGTATGTTTGATAGAAAAATCTAAGGTGATTTTGACACCACCATTTGTCCCGAACCTGGCGGTTCGTGACGTGATGAGAACTACAAATAAATAAGTTCTGATCTAAAACAAAGTGTGGCGAAAACCCTTGTGTTGTATGGGTTTTGGCGAGAATGACAGTTCTCCGTTTCTGGGATACACACGCGCATAACGACACCCGCCTCGGCATACACCTAGTCAGACAACCCTTGTGACGTGGTGATGAGAGAAAGTAAAGGTGTGTAGGGTAAGCGATGCGTTGGCTATGGCATCAGACAACACAACGCGAGGCATCAGACAACACAACACACAACACAACACACAACGCGATCACGCTCGCGAGACAACGACCGCTACACTCGCGCCACCGATCTCACTCGCGCTAAAAAGCTCTAGGCCACGCGTAAAAAAAAATTGTGATGAATTCCAGGAGAAAGCACAATTTTTAGATATCTATTTTAGTGATGTTGGCTATCTGTGTTTTTAGTGGAATTGGGTAGCTCTAGGTGATACTATCTACTTAGTGCCGGTGACACCGGCCATAAAAGAAAGGTAAGACAATGGAATTGAATGAGATTCAAAACAAGATTGTAAAAGAATTGTCTGACGTGATCGGACTACTCGCGGCGGCCCAGGTGCAAGCGATGAGTAACACTAATCTGGAGTTCGCTGCCGGATCAATCCGGATCGCGGTTCGTGATCTGGAATTCCTGATCGCTAAGGCGGGTAACTAATGGCCGACATTATCCGGATCAATCGCGGCGAATCTTTTTTAGGTGTTCGCCAATGGTACGTGAATTGCCTAGTGTGCGATAGCCGCCATGAAGAATATGACAATGGCCTCCGCGATCGCAAAGACTACGCCCTCCCCTGGCAGACTGACACGCGAGAAATGGCCATAAAAACTGGCGCGCGCCATGTCTCGTTGCACCACCGCGCCTACTGATTCGAATGGCTACGCGCCGATTAGCGGCCTAGCGCGGTGCAATACCGCGGCGTAGCGCGATGGCATGGTGCCATTGAATTACAGACTAGAAAGAAAGATTATGAGCGATAAAGTATATAACCGCCGCGCGATATTGGTAGCCGTTGTGACTGTATTTAGTTTCTTCCTGAGCTACCGGATAGCACAACTGATTCCCGCTACCAATGGGACTGGCGCATGCCTAGCCTTTTATGTTTATATCGGTATCCCTATTGTAACGGCCTGGGCACTGATCGTTGCATTAGGACTACACAAGCGCTAACATAAGTAGAGCTAGGTGACACCTAGCCTTAGTAGAAAGAAAGATAATGACTAAATTTACCCTTACAATTATTCTAGGCAATGACGCTATGCAGGATAAATATGACGTGGCGCGAGCCTTGGAGTCTCTCGCGGGAGAACTTGGCTACCGTGATAGCGGGCGCGTAGTCGATGACAATGGCAACACCGTTGGCACCTGGAGCTTTAACTAATGACTATTAACTACGATGAATTGGCCGACAACGTGACTCAGAAACTACTGAACTACGGTTTTAGCGTGAAAGTAATTTCTCGTGCCGTACCCGCGACAGCGCCACAATGGGCTAAGAATTGCAACGCTTGGAGCGTAACCGTAGTCTATAAAGACCGCGCCATGGTGACTACCTATTACACTGGGAGCGGCATTACCCGTATTCCTAGCGCTGCTGACGTGATCTCGTGCATTAGTGGCGATTATGCCACAATGGGCAATTATGACAATATCGACGAGTTCGCACAAGATTTTGAGGGCGACAGCATTAGTGAGACTATCCGGACTTATATGGCAATGGTGAAACAGTCTCGCGCCTATGCCCGCCTAATGGGTGGAGCTAATGCTATTGAAGAAGTTGACCGGATAGTGCAAGACTACTAACCCTAACGGGATCGCGGCGCGAGTGGCGCCTAGTCGGGAGCGATACCCGAGCCGCGAGCGATTAGCATTACCGCTAATAAGTCAGGTGACACCTGGCGCTAACAGAAAGAAAGATAAGACATGAAGATTACCCTTAGCGCTGACGCGCTTTATGACTTGGCTAGCGCGGGAGCGTTGGCCAGTACCGATAAGGCTAGGCCAATCCTGACGGCCGTAAAACTGGAGATTAGCGGCACTACCGCTAAGGCCGTTGCCACCGACAGCTACCGGCTAGTGACCATTGAGCGCGACATTATCGACAGCGATAGCGAGACTGGCGCGGCACTTATCCCCGCCGATATTCTGGCTAAGGCCGCTAAAGACGCGGCTAAGACTGGCGATGACTGCACTATTACAGTTGATGACAACATGACTTTTAGTATTGCCAATAGCCGGGAGGAATGGCGCTATGGCGGCCGCCTGATTGACGGTAATTACCCTGACGTGATTAGCCTTATTCCTAAGGCGGGTACGTTGTGCGAGATTGACGGTAATATCGCGTTCAATGCCTTTTACTTGGCAGACTTTACTAAGGTGGCACCTTGGAGCGGCCTAAAGGGACGGGCTAAGACTGGCAATGATGGCGGGATCAAAATTACGGCCATCAACGACAGTCGGCGGCCTATCCGCTTTGAGAGCTATGACGGGCGCACAATAATTGTAATCATGCCTATTGTCTGGCGATAATGGGCGGCTGGTGGCCGGGCGGCGGCGTAACTAGGTTCGATTCCTAGCACTAGCGCGATTAGCACAAGGCTAGTAAGTCAGGTGACACCTGGCGCTAATAGAAAGAAAGATAATATGAGAGTACTAAAATTTATTAGTACCGCCGGTCACGGCTACCTAGCCGTGCGCGGCGATAAGGTTAACGCCTTGGCATGCGCCACTGGATACGATTACGTTAGCCGTAACGCTGATCTAGTGATGCTGGAGGAGGACATTAGCGCCGGGCTATACCTGGCTAATTTCGTCACCGATCAGGAGCGCGCTGCAATGGTCATTGAGTACCGGGAAGAATTGCCTAACGGCCTTACCCGTATTACTGAAGCTGGCGCTATTGGCGCTAAATACCTGAAGGGTAAGGGCTGGTAATGAGTACTACACCTAACATTGTCGGTCACGATACTGATGGTACGCCTTGGATCACGGTGCGATACGTCATCGACGTGCAAGTTATCGCGGATAACGCTGACGAAGCTATTTACTGGGCTGACCTCGCGCTACCTGACCACCTGAATGGCGCTGAAGGCGTGCCGCTGGAGGTGGAGCAATGAGCTTTCTTACACCGTGCCCGGCGTGCTATATGGATAATATGGATAACACACAAGAATCCCACGAAGAACTAATGCGCCTAGTATCGGCCATGTATAAAGGCGTGGTGCATTGTGTCACCCCTGGCCACTGGAGTGTAAAGTAATGGGAATCATGGTCGCCTACACCGTAGCCCTAGCCCTATCCTGGGTAACAGCTCGTGCCGCCGCTAGTCATGGATCGAGCGCCGCCCTGGTGACGTTCGTTCTAACGTTCGCTATCGCCGCTAGCGTTATAGCGGTACTGGGACGGGAGCGCCGCTAGTGGACAGATTACCTATGGCAACGTGCGATAGGTGCGGAGAGTATCGAGTGGTGGAACTGGTCACGTTAGCGCGTGGCCAGTTTCACTACTGCCACCACTGCGCTGAAGCCGCTAGTGATGATGACCGCCCGGAGTGCGATCCGGAGTTCTTACGCGCGTACTACTGGCTCGATTACTAATTCACCGATGTCTTGTAGCAACCGTTTTTCGCTTCGCTCACCATTCCAACTTTGAGCTAAGCATTAGGTCAAAATATTTCTAGAAAAAGTATAAGGCCCGTCACTTTGGTGGCGGGTCTTGTGCTAAGATAAGTATGCTGGTGCGGAGGTGAGGCTAGTCACCTCGTAATGAGCGACCTGTTTATCTTTCCGGGTACGATCCCTCCGACCAGCGCCCTCCCTAAGACTGTTGCTTACGCTTCCTATAGCGAGCAACGCGCACCCGTGACGCAGCGTTATAGGCGTCAATGCAGGGCTGGCAGATGACGTGGTTAGGGTCTTTGAGCTTTAGCCGTCGATGTATTGCATGGCCGCGCTCGGTGCCATGCTCGGCCTCTTTACGATTCGGTGGCTCGTAGCCCAGTGATGCGGCCACGATACGAAGCTCGGAATAGTCAAGACCGCCCCACACTCCCCATGCTTCGCGATGTTCTAGTGCCCAGTGAAGGCAATCGCTTTTGATGGGGCAGGTAGCGCAGATCGCACTAGCCTGTTGTGTGAGGCGGTCGTCAAAGAAAAGGTCAGTCTGCCCGATACAACGGGCTTCTGACCAGTCCGTCATTCTTTACCAGTCTGACTCTGGCGTGGTGGGAGCGGCGTCCTTACCGGCGAAGCGAAGCTCCTTACCAGCGGCGTCGGCCACGAGGACAGTCTTGGAGACAGTCTTGCCTTCCTTGTTCTCGTAACGGTCCTGGTTCAAGTAGCCGTGAACGATAACACGGTCGCCCTTCTTGAGCGTATTCACGCCGGTTGCGAGGTCGCCCCAAGCAATGCAGTCAAAGTAAGAAACGTAATCTTCTTCGCCCTTCTTGCGATTCACAGCGATGCTGAAGTTTGTAACTGAAGTTCCCTTGTTCGTGAACTTGAGTTCTGGATCGGCGGTCAATCGACCAATCAAGGTGGTACTCATTTCTTACCTATGCTTTCTATTCGTTGTGCTATCTCGCACAGCGATAGTGTATCACAGTTATAGAACGCTGTTCCAGACTTCTGCCCATCGCCAAGCGTTTTTTTCGTAGGTGTTTTCTCTGGCGTACTCAAGGCCAGCCTCAATCAGTTCGCTGTTATCCTCGGTGAGCAGTCGGTTCAGCTGTCTGATCCAGTCATGCTTTTCTTTGGCAATCAAGCCGACACCGTGACTGTTCAGGTACTTGTATTCGTCCGTAGGTGAGGCCACGAAGGGGATACCAAGCGACGCGTACTCCAGCCCCTTGAGATAGGACTTGCAGTGGTTGAAGCGAGTGATTGCCAACGGCACTACGCCTACGTCAAAGTTCTTTACTGCCTTTGGGTATAGGGCTAAATCAACCCAGGGCGCATAGAAAGCTTCGTCATCGTCAAAGCCAGCGATAGACGATGCATCTTCCGAGCCGACCACAAAGAACTTGGCATTGTGCCTACGAACTGCGGTGCGGAGCGAGTATCCCATACGCTCTACGTCACCGATGTGGGTGGCGGTGTTGCCAGACCAGCCCACCACTGTCCGACCCTCAAACATTTCCCTGTTGCCCTCGGCCTCAACGTCAAGGTACGGTGCAGGGATACAGTTGCGCAAGACCTCAACGTTCTTGTTTGGTATAAGCTTCGCCAGTGCTGGCGTGGATACCGTCACCAAGTCTGCCATCTTCAGGCAAGCGTTGAAGTTGTCTATGTATGCAGGGCCAACCGTTTTCATCATGTCTAGATAAAAAGGGTTCTTTACATCAACGCTCCAGAAGTCATCATCAACGTCAATGATTATCTTCACACCGTCTTGCTTTAGACGGCGCATCACCTCTACCGCATCGTCAGCCATAGGCCGCTGAAATACGAGCAGGTCAAAGGGTTCGTACTGGAGGCCGGTAATCTTGCCGTCTTTACGGTGGGCAAGAATGTTGTTGGACTGATAGTTCAGTTCAAGATTTGCGCCCATCTTCTTCAAGACGGTTGCGGGGGCAATCATTCGGTAGAAACCACAGCCCTGAACGTCAGCTGGATTGACCGAGATTTTCAATAGCCCGCCTGCTTCAGTAAGTAAATCATTTCTTCCAGCGTCACAACTGCATAGCCCAACCGAGCGGGCTTGTTACGTCGCTTGATAACGGCAATGCCAATGTCGGCTTTAGCGTTCGCACGTTCCACCGCGGTCTCGTCCATGATGCTCGCAAGGTTGATGGTCTTTAGGTTCTTGCACTCAATGATGATGGCGTGAGCGAAACCGTTGAGATCGCCCTTGTCCACCGTGTTGCCTGCACCGTAACGTCGCTCAACCTGTGGGTAGCCCATCTCGTTGAACACTTTGGCAACGTCGCGCTCCCACTGGGAACCTTTAGCCTTTTCAGGCGTGGTCATTGTCCTGCTTCAGATCGTCAAGAGCTGCACGCAGTTGCTTCTGAGTTACGCCAGCCTTCACCAGCGCCGGGACAAACTTATTCATAAGCGCATCGACGGCGGCCTCGGTAGCCCTAGCCGCAGTTTCAGCGTTGATTGTAATGTTTTCGGTCATGCTATAACCCTAGCACACGCTTGAAATCTTTGGGCATTGGCACAGCTTCCTCATGCTCTCTGCGCTTCTGCTCAAAAAAGTCCTGGTCAGCGACCGGAATGCGAGGTGCAGACACCTCTGTAATTTGCGCCTTTTTTGCGCTCTCTTTCTTGCGGTTTTCCTCGACCATGCGACCGTACATTGTGCCGTAGTGCTTGCGGAACTTGGCCGGAGACAGAATGACGCTGCTCCAAAACTCGTGGCCGAGGCACCACTGGATAATCATCTGGGCGTCCTTCTCCCATACGTCATCAATCCGCAGGCACTTTTCCATGTGGGCGATGTTGGTGACGTTGAGCTTGAAGGGACGGTACGAATTGGCCACAATGCCATCGTGTAGCATCTTGCACAGTCGCTCTGCTGCCACCCAGGTTGGCGTCTGACGGCTTCTTTCGATAGAGGTGGACTCTAGGTATGCCACCATCTCTTCCACCTCTGAGAGCGTCAATTTGCCCTGCTGTATAAACTGGCAAAGAGCTTCCTTGTATGTATCAGTCATGGATAATCGTGTCCTTTGGTTTTTCCTCAACAGAATCTATGTAGTCCAGCACCTTGATTACGTCGCAGGGGTAGGGGATGTCCAATCCTTCATCATCTAGGCAAAAAACACAAAAAAATCGGTTCTCTCGAAACCCAAATTTGCCGTGCTTCTCTCGTAGGGCTTGGCGTTCGTCGGGGGTCATAGTTTCTCTCCACACTTGGGGCAGTAGGCGAACTCCAGCCACGTTTCATCGCCATCTATCCCAGCAGGTATCCACGAACCGGCGATGTTCTGAAACACGCGCCGGTGCTTCTCTCGTATAACGTGGTCGCACT